CATCTTGCTCTAGGTTAACTGTAAAGTCTGCAACAACAACAGGAACATCTTTAAACACATAATCTCCGTACCCATTTAATTTAACTACAGGCGGCGGAGCACCTTGTATAGATGATTCTTGTCCGTATGCCATTTTGGTTACAGATTTTAAGTAGTGTACCGCAGCAATCCAATATTCTGCTTCTCTTGAGTTTTCTACAGTAAAATCTCCTTGAATAGTAATACTATCAACAGAACTGTTCGAGTAAACCGGAAACGGATAGTTGCTGTGTGTAGGTGTTATTGAGTTATAACTTGCAGCATGTCGAATCATTACATTAGGAGTGTACGGAAAAACAAAACCACCTGTTTCCTCCAACGGCATTAATAAAATACTGTTTTGATACTCAGGTATAGGCGGTATAGATAACTTTACTCGCCAATCATGATCGCCTTCAACCAACCATTCTGCTGTTTGATATTGAGCAGAAAAAGGCACTGCGCCGGGCAAAATACCTACTGCTGATAATACTTTTCCTAAACCTGTACTACTAACTGCCGAAGTAACATTGTTAACTGCTGCTTTGCCTATATTAGTTGCTGCCGAAACTGCACTTCCTACTGGATCCCATGCCATATGATTCTCCTTGCGTGATTAATTTTTAATCTTCTGCTAAGTATTTAGTTGACTTTATAAACTACATATATTATAATGTATGTTATATATTAGGAGTAACCCATTGAAAAAAGTAAACTACTTAAACAACAAGGATCTATTAGCAGAAATACACAAATCTAAGAACACATTTAGTGAATATGTACAACCAGAGTACCATCAGTATGATATTATTTTGGAAGATTTAGATAAAATTAACATTAGAAGCATTGCTGAAGCAAAACGCAACAAAGCAAAGCGGTTATCACAAGAAGAATATGCACGTCGCAAGGAAGCAGGCGAAAAGTGTAAACAAGCAGATTGTGATCACGACTACAAGAAGATTAAAAAGGACGAATTAGTATTTCGTATCATGACCTATGATCACATTCCAGACGAACCAGGTCGTAAAAAGAATCCAAAGACCGTAGCAGACGGCAAGGTAAAACTAAACTTTCCTCCTTTCCAGCATTGGAAATATGATGATGAAGACAATCTCGTATGCGTAGGCAAGAGTCATTGGAAAGGTGGTATGGATAATGGACAGTTCGAGCTCAAGAAAGGACAGGCCACAGACAAACTTGCTCGTATGTGGATGAAACTGTGTGATCGTTATGCTACCCGTGGCAACGTTCGTGGTTATACCTACAACGATGAGATGCGTGGTCAGGCTATTTTACAGTTGGCACAGATTGGTTTACAGTTCGATGAAAGCAAATCTAACAATCCGTTCGCATATTACACCGCAGCAGTTACTAACTCGTTTGTTAGAATCATTAATATTGAAAAACGTAACCAAAATATTCGTGATGACATCCTTGAAATGAACGACCTAACACCAAGTTATACACGTCAGCATAATGCAGAATGGGAATATGCCATGAAGCGTGAACAAGAAAATAACGATTAACCGGTTGACTTTACTCTTAAAAGACAGTATAGTGATACAACTAATATGGAGAATAACTCTTGTTTAAGAAGGCAGCAGTTTTTACAGATATACATTTTGGACTAAAAGGCAACAGCAGAACACACAACGATGATTGCGAAGAATTTGTTGATTGGTTTATAGAACAGGCTAAAGAACACGGTTGCGAAACAGGCATCTTCTGTGGTGACTGGCATCACAACCGTAACAGTTTAAATGTAACAACCATGCAGGCTACTATTCGTAGCCTTGAGAAACTAGGAAAGGCATTTGAACAGTTTTTCTTCTTTCCTGGCAACCACGATTTGTACTACAAAGACAAGCGTGATGTGCATTCTGTAGAATTTGGTAGACACATACCTGGTATTACAGTTGTTAACGAGTTTACTGAACAAGATGATGTTGCACTTGTGCCGTGGTTGGTAGGTTCTGAGTGGAAGAAAATACAACAATGTAAAGCCAAATATATGTTCGGACACTTTGAGCTGCCACATTTTTATATGAACGCAATGGTGCAGATGCCTGATCATGGCGAACTACAACCTGAACACTTTGAACATCAAGAATATGTGTTTAGTGGACACTTCCACAAACGTCAAGTAAAAGGTAAGATTCATTACATAGGTAATGCGTTTCCGCACAACTATGCAGATGCATGGGATGACGAGCGCGGTATGATGATTCTTGACAAAGAAAATGATGCAGAGCCCGAATATATCAACTGGTGGAACTGTCCTAAGTTCCGTACAGTTAAACTAAGTGAGCTATTAGACCCTAACGCAGACATTATTAAACCTAAAATGTATCTGCGTGTTACTATTGATGTTCCGATCAGTTTTGAAGAAGCACAGTTTATTAAGGAAACTTATATCTCGCAATTTAATTGTCGTGAAATTACACTTATTCCACAAAAGCAGATTGAAGAAATTACAACAGACCTTGATATTGCTGCGTTCGAAAGTGTAGACGAAATAGTATCTAAGGAAATTAGTGCAATCGACAGTGATAATTTTAATAAAAAAATGTTGTTAGACATTTACAACGAGTTATAATATGATTAAAGTAAAAGATCTTACAGTTAAGAACTTTATGAGCGTGGGTAATCAAACCCAAGCCGTTGACTTTGCAAAAGAACGACTAACACTAGTATTAGGCGAAAACTTAGACCAAGGAGGCGACGATGCAGGATCACGCAACGGCACAGGTAAAACAACAATTATTAATGCACTGTCATATGCATTGTATGGTACAGCACTAACTAACATCAAACGAAACAATCTTATTAATAAAACAAACTCTAAAGGTATGGTTGTATCTTTAGATTTTGAAAAAGATGGAGTTGCTTATAGAATTGAAAGAGGACGCTCTCCTACTTTCTTAAAATTTTATATTAACGATCAAGAACAAGATGCCGAGGATGAATCACAAGGCGACTCACGTAAGACTCAGGAAGCAATCAATGACTTGTTAGGCATGTCGCACGATATGTTTAAACATATTGTTGCACTCAACACATATTCTGAGCCGTTCCTTGCGATGCGAACTAACGATCAACGTGCTATCATTGAGCAGTTGCTCGGCATCACAATACTTTCTGAAAAGGCAGAAGCACTTAAAGAGCAAATACGTGAAACAAAAGAATCTATTACACAAGAAACTCTTAAAATAGATGCTATTAATAAAGCAAACTCGCACATTGAAGAAACTATTAACAGTTTGCGTACAAAGCAAAGTGCTTGGAATGCTAAAAAGCAGCAAGATCTTGCAAAATTACAGCAAGGTTTAACAGAATTAGAGCATTTAGACATCGATGCCGAACTTGAAAATCACGAAAAATTAGCAAATTGGACTGAGTTAGACAAAGCAAAAACGGCTCTTAATAAAGAAAAAAGCACACTAGATGCAGCACTGCTACAAGCAGACAAGCGTGTTAAAAAGATTGAAAAAGACGTCTTAGATTTAGAAGATGCTACGTGTTCTACATGCGGACAAGCTCTACACGAGGACAAAAAACAAGAACTGTTAGAGTCGAAAGCAAAGGACTTAGAAGAGTCGATTGCATATCAAACAGATGTTAATACTAAACTAACAGAAGTGCTAAAAGGATTAGAATCTATTGGTGATTTAGATAGCAAGCCAAATACATTTTATGAAACTGCTAAAGAAGCATACGAACACAGAAACAACGTAGATAACTTGAAGGCAGCAGTGATAAGTAAGACTGATGAAACTGATCCGTACGGAAGTCAGATAGAAGAACTTACACAAGAAGCAATACAAGAAGTTGACTGGAGCGCAGTCAACGAGCTTAATAATCTTAAAGATCATCAAGAGTTCTTGCTTAAACTACTTACAAACAAAGACAGTTTTATTCGCAAAAAGATTATTGAGCAAAACTTAGCGTACTTAAACAATAGGCTGACATATTACCTTGACAAATTAGGCTTACCTCATCAGGTTGTGTTCCAAAATGACTTGAATGTAGAAATTACACAACTAGGCCAAGATTTAGATTTTGATAACTTATCTAGAGGCGAACGCAACAGGCTAATACTAGGTTTATCATTTGCATTCCGTGATGTATGGGAAAGTCTATATCAAAATATTAACTTGTTATTCATCGACGAGTTGATTGATAGCGGTATGGACACAGCAGGCGTTGAAGGATCGCTAAGTGTTCTTAAGAAGATTGCACGTGAACGTGATAAAAACATCTTCTTGATATCACACAAAGATGAATTAGTAGGACGAGTAAACACAATTCTTAAGGTTGTAAAGGAAAACGGCTTTACAAGTTATGAGAACGATGTTGAAGTACTAGAATGATAGACGATGATACACACGACAAACTAACAAAGGCTTATATGGAATACTTTAAGGCCAACGAGGCTTATATGTCTCGCAGGTCTCATCGAACGCACCTAGCAAGTAGACGCTGGCTGCGTAAGATTAGAGAACTTGCTTATGAACGCATGAGCGAGATCCACGATGATTATCAATCCAAAAAAGAGGCAGAGAAAAAAGGCGATTAGTTAAGTAAGTTCATGCTATGGACATACGAAGGGAAAACAATTGATTCTATACCAGACGAATATGAAGGTTTTGTTTATCTCATCACAAATCTAACTACCGGGCAAAAATATATAGGCAAAAAATTAGCCAAATTT